AGTTAGCTTGTACGGGCAACAACTGCGAGTTGTAAACTACAGGGGCCTTAGCGCCCCTTTTCTTCATCCCTCGACATCATACCCACAGCAGACAGAGGCATAGCCGCAGTAGCAGCCGCCTCGAGACGCTCTCCAGTAGTAGCAGTTCCTTTGAAGTCTCTGGCTACCCTCTTCTGGTACGCAGAAACACTTTCGTTTTTGAGTCTAGGAATACCAGAGCGTCTCTCTAGTTCCACAGTGTCCCCATAAACTTCCGAAGCAGCCTCTAGTTCTTTCTTAGGTCTCGCTCCTCCCGCCTCTTTACCTGCTCCTATCTTGTACTTCTGTATTGGAACTACGTTTACAAGGTTTTCAAAACCCGGAGGTGTTTGTCCAAGCAAGTCATGACCGTCAGACAACATAGAGTAAAACTCACCCTTCTTAGGATCTACTACGATAAACGCATTCATACCGCCTAAGTCTTTAGCTGAAGAGTTAAACGACTGTTGCAACACAAGCTTACCGTTCATCTCGTTGACTTTAGTCGGGCCTTTGGGCTTGACAAGAGCGTTAGGAACAAACTTAGAGAGGTACTTCTTAAGACCTGTTTGGGTCTTCATTTGATTGTCAATAGCGTCTATATACTTTTTCTGGTCGGAGCCTAGTTTTTTACCTTCTTTTATTCTCTTCTTGCCTTTCCAATAAGCACTCCACACAACAGCAGCAGAAGGTTTTTCACCAAATACCTTCTTGTTTTGTAGCAAAAAGTCTCTATCAAGGGCGCTAAACAAGCCTAACATCCCTTTCCATTGTTCTGTACTAGGGTTGTCTCCTACCACGTCGTACCAACTTTCCATACTCTTCGGGGAGTACAGTGTTCTAAGGGCGACAGGAGAAGTCGTGGCTTGACCTATGGCTTCAGGGCCTAAATTTGTGCTGGAGGTTGATCTGTTTCTTGTTACTAACTGCCCTTGTTTACCTTGTTGAGCATATAAATGGTTTGTTGCCCTGTCTACAATATCTTGGTCTATGTCTGGATTGTCTTTAGTCAACGCCCGTTGAACATCTTGAGTATTTTCCAGACGGCCTACCTGCACCGCATCTCTTTTTAACACAGGATACGCTTCAATAATCGTGTCGCCTTCGCCTACTGCTTTGCCTGTGGATTGAGCGCGTAAGAAAGCTGAAGCTTTTGGATTACCCTCTGTTATTCCTCTGTCTGCCGTCTGTTGCATTTCTGCGCGTCTAACTGATCCTGTACCAAACTCGCGTCGAGTAGCCATCTCAGTAGGGTCTACAAGTTCTCTGGCAGTGCCTTTAGCACTCTGTAGCATCCCTTCAGATATTCCCTTGTATTTTTCAACCGGACTACCTGAATAAAAACCCTTGAGTTCTGTAGGGATGTTTTCAACAAAAGCATTACCAGCCCTTGCTAGCATACGAGGAGCAGCAACAAAAGGAGCGTTAGCAGGAGTAGTTAACTCTTCAGCAGCAAAGTTAAGAGGAGCCATAGCATCTACTTGCGTCTTACGAGGAGGAGACATTGGAATACCTTCTGAACCCGCATAAGCCGTCATAGGTAAAGAACCAAAGGGGTTGTCAAGAGGTGAGTTAAAAAAAACATCAGCGACAGCAGAGGCCTGACCCCTAGCTTGTTTTCGTGCAAAAGGGGTAGTTCTAGAGGCTGCTTTGCGTAGCTCTAAGTAATCACTGCTCATTCTCAGGCTCCTCGTTGATGTTCGCAAGCATCTGAGCCAGCATAACTTTATCAGCACGTAGTGTAGCCATTGTTTCTGCTGTTACGTTAGCGCCTTCAATCATTTTGTCAGTAGCTCCTATTAACTCTCTGACAACTGCTTGTCTTCGTCTTTTACGAGTCATGCGAGCCAAGCCCATTGCCGCTGCTCCTCCGCCAATAGCCGCACCTAATACCGGCATACCGCCTAATGCAGCACCACCAGCAGCAGCAGTAGCACCAAGGGCTAGGGGAGTAGTCGGAAAGCGAAGACCAGAAAAGTCCTCAATGCCTTTTACCGTACGTCCTAGCACGGTCTGATTAATGGCTTTACCTGCTTTTACGTCTAGTAAACCTTTAGCTCTAAACAACATAGACATGCCGTTAATAAGACGGTAGGCTTCGTCGTCAGGCATCAACTTAAGAAATGCTTGGTTTAGCTCGTCCCTTACGTACTTACCTGCTACTTCTTTTGCTCCTGCTAAGTCAGGGTTCTCAAGACCTGCTGAAGCTTTTTTACGGAAGATCTGTTTGTCTAACGCACGACGAACCTCTAGGATGTCCCTAGCTGTAATTGTGCCATTCTTAGCGGCCCTTTCTTCAAGGCGTTTAACAGCCGTGTCAATAAACAGGTCTACTTTCTTTTGTGCGTCCGGCATTAACTCAACGTAGTCATCAAGATCATGGAAACCAGCTTTTAGGTCTTCTAGAGAAGTAGCTAAAGTTTGTACTTGAGTCTTAGGGTTCTTAGACCTTTTAATATAACTCTGAAGATCAGCCTCGTGCCTAGCCAACTGACTATCCACAACCCTTGAATTTACAGCGGGGTTACGATCACCTTTGTAGTCCGGAAGTGTATCTAAGTAGTCAATAACTATTTCTTCAGAAGGAGAGTGCATGTACACGTTGCGATTCAAAGCCCCTACAGGCTCTATAGTACCCGGAGCTTTAACATAGTCTTCCGGTAGTAGGCTGTCTGCTATGGCTTTACGCTCTTCTGATAAACGAGATTCCGTGGCCCTTTTAGTAGCTTCAACCGTCGCTGCTCTAGGTACTCCCGGAACTTTAGGTAGTGCCATCTTGGGTCCAGCACCGGCAATATTGAGGAGGGCTTCAGCAGTAGTAGCCGCTTCTGGGTACTGTTGCGCTAATTGACCTACCTTTTCCATGCCGCTTTGCAACATAGAGCCTTCGTACGCTTCAGATATACCGCGTTGTACAGGCTCAGGAGTATATCTACGGTAAGCTTCTCCTGCTACTTCTCCTAACGTCTCTCCAGCAGCCCCAACACCAGCAGCAAGCGTAGTGCCTACTCTGAACTTACCGGGCAGTCTTTCGACATCCCCAGCAATAGTAGTTCTGTAACGCTCACGGGTCTCCTCAAAACGCTCAGGTGTTTCCGCAATCATCTCTCGCATACTCTCAGGTTCACGAGGGCGAGGAGGTGTTACAGTAAAAGTTTCTTCTCCAACTATGCCTATGACTTCTCCTGTTTCTTGATTAGTTGCAGTCTTGAGAGGCAACCATTGTTCACCGTCCCAGTATACTTTTTTGCCTGTTTGTGGATTAGTTGCTGTCTGCATGATTATAGATCCAATTCAAAACCTTCGGGAAGTACTGCTTCTGCTTCTTCTCTTTTTTCTGGCATAGTTATGCTTGGGAAGCTGGTCATGTTTTGTTCACCTACACGCTTTGCAGTGGCGGTCCTAACCTTGTTAAAGTTTTCTACAGTTCTGACCATAGCGTTTCGTCGAATGTTTAACAAACTAAACAAAGCCTCTTGCTGTGTTGTGATGTCCGCAGCAGCAATCAACTTAGCGTACTCTCTATCTGCGTCTGACAAGCCCGTGC